CAAGTACAAGATTTGAAAAACAAAAAAGCTAGAATAGAGTTTGAGTTAGATCAAATTGTAGCTAGTTTAGATGTATTTCAAAAAGCCCTAATACAATCTACTAAAGAAGTAGCAGATAAAGTATTAGATACAGATAAACCTTCAAAGGAGGAATAGAATGGTAGAAATAGTAATGTGGATAACAACAATAGTAACAGTTGCTTCAATAGTGGCGGCTAGTACACCAACGCCTAAAGATGATGCTTGGATCGGTAAACTATATAAGTTTGTAGATCTTTTAGCTTTAAACATAGGTAAAGCAAAAGAGAAGTAATATGGGTATTCTTAGTAAATTTTGGGACAAGGTTACTGGAACTAAAATAGTTGAGGTGCGATCAAGAAATAAAAAAGGACATTATGTTGCTGACGACAAATCAACACCAGATGTTAACGAGGCTTACACTACTAAAAGAGTTAAGAAGAAAACCATTAATAGAGACAATATAGGCTAATGTCAAAATCACCAGACGCTTTTGTTTATAATGCAACGCTAGATCGTATTGTTGACGGGGATACTTTTGACTGTATTTTAGATCTAGGTTTTGATGTTAAATTACATAAACAAAGAGTACGCCTACATGGGATTGATACTCCAGAATCCAGAACACGTGATCTTACTGAAAAGAAATTAGGTCTTGCTGCAAAAGAAAGACTCAAAGAACTTTGTTGCGGCAAGTTAAAAATAAAATCTTTAGGTAAAGGTAAATACGGCCGCATACTTGGCATACCATATACAGAAGATGGTGAAGATATTTGTCAAATGCTTATTAAAGAAGGTCATGCAGTTGAGTACCATGGAGGTAAAAAGGTTAAAGTATGGGGTGATTACTAACACCAATGGACGCAGCTGTACAATTAATTAATGAAGTTGGTTTCCCAATAGCAGCAGCTATAGGCCTTGGGTTATTTATTTGGAAACTTATTAATAAAATCATTGACGGTATGGAAACTAAAGTAGATGTACTTGATGAAAAAGTATCAGCTCAAATATCAGAAATAGAGTCAAGACTAGGTTCAAAACTAGATTCACAACACGGTATATTAGTAGCTCTTATAGATAGAGTTAGATCCGTAGACAACGAGATTATTAGACAGGATACGCTTTTGAAGACTATACTAGGTGTACCACAATTGATGCACACCGATAGGTTAGCAAAGGCGGATAGAGATGACCAAAGAAAAGATTAGTTATGAAAAAAAAATTAAACAAAAAAGAACGAGAACAAGAAGAAATTTCTAAAGCTAGAATATCAGCATGGTTATTATTAACAGGTTTAATAATGTTTGCTTTTATACTTGCACAAAATGCAAAAGCTGATCAAATAACTCACAAGTTTAAATCTCCAAGCTTTAACGGTATGGGAACATCATCTCATTACCTTACAATTGAGAACCAAGAGTTTAGTCGCAAGCTAACTATTAAAGAAGAGATCAAAGCTTTACAAGATGAGATAGAAAGAGAGAAAGAAAACTCTACACTTGCTAGATTTATGCGTAACCTTGAATCAAGAGTATATGCAGAGTTATCAAGGCAGTTAGTTAATAACCTGTTTGGAGAAACACCATCAAGTTCTGGAACCATAACATTAGAAGGTAATACTATAGAGTATACTAGTGATGGCGTAACATTAACCCTTAAGATAACGGAAGCAGATGGCACAGTTACTGAAATCACAATACCTATTGGTACTTTTACTTTCTAGTTGTTCTATAACCAACCAGTTTGAAGATACATACGAACAAAGATTTTCTGCACAAAACGTAGTATCTATTCAAGACTTACAGTCTCAAGATCTAAAAAACGCACCAATACCTGAAGTTAGCCCTGTTGTAGCAGTTTATCCTACAGCCTTTACAGATCAAACAGGACAAAGAAAAAGCAACAGCGAGTTTGCTTTATTTAGTACAGCCATTACCCAGCAACCAAACGCATTATTAATGAGAGCTTTAAAACACGCAGGTGATGGTAAGTTCTTTAGGGTTGTAGAGAGAGTTGGTTTAGATAATCTTACTAAAGAACGCCAGCTTATAAGATCAGCAAGAGAACAAACAGCTACAGAAGAAGATAAAAAGAAAGCACTAAGGCCTTTATTATTTGCAGGTATCTTAATAGAAGGAGCTGTTATATCTTATGAAGCTAACTTAGAATCTGGTGGTATAGGAGCCAGGTATCTTGGTATTGGTAATAGCGTCCAATACAGAGAAGATAATATAACCGTTAGTTTACGTATGGTTTCTGTAGCTACAGGAGAGGTATTGCTAGAGGTTTTAAGCCAAAAAACTATATTTAGTTATGGTAAATCAGAGGATGTATTTAGGTTTATTGAGGCTAATACAGAACTAGTAGAAATAGAACTAGGCAACGCTAGGAACGAGTCTTCTACCATAGCTCTTATGAAAGCTATTGAAGGTGGTGTTTTAGAAATGGTTAATTTAGGATATGAAAAAGGTTTTTGGATTTTACAAAACAAAGATGTAGGAGTAGAATTGAGCAATGAAGAATAAATTTATCAGCATATTTGCTGTGTTTTCTTTGGTAGGATTTGCAGCAGATAACGAAATTTACGTAGATCAGTCTGGTACTGGGGCTAATATAGACCTAGAACAATTAGGTGTATCTAATATTATAGGTGGTTTAAATTCTACAGCAGGTAGTGTAAATGCTTTTGATTTAGATGGTAATACCATGACATTAGACATCAACATGATTGGTGCTACTAACAAGTTTCTTGGTGATATATTTGCAGATAACTTTACAGGTTTATATAACTTTACTGGTGGTACAAACTCTTTTACCATTCAGGTAGATCCAACAGATACCTACAGTTCAGATGGCTCTAATCAAAACGTAGCCGTTACTGGTAGTGGTAATACATTTACTTTAAACCAAGGTACAACTGCAATAGCTGCATCTCTTGATTTAGACTGGATTATTCAGGGATCTAATAACACAGTAACATCTAACATTAATATTGATGGTGCTACCAATTATATGGATATAGATGGTTCTGATAATACAGTTACTTATACAGGTACAGGGGTTAATGCTTCAGCAGGTGGATATTTCTACTTAGATCATACAGGTGGCTCGAGAACATTTAATATTCAACAACTGAGTACCCAAGATAATGACTGGCTCAAAATTATGTCAATCTCTGGCACTTCTGCTTCTACTGTTTGTGTCGTTCAAAACGACCAAGGTACAAGCACAAGCTGTTGATATTGGAGACATTTCTGAACTAAACGGCTCAGCCCAAATAGTAAGAGACAAACCCTACGATGCAAATTTAAAGTTTGCTATACAAAGTAATGATGAAGCCATAACAACTAATGGCAGAATGGCCATAACATTTCTTGATGACTCTGTTGTAAAATTAACTGAACACTCACAATTATTAATAGATGAATACATTTACGATCCTGATCCAAGCAAATCTAAAATGGCTATTACCTTTGGTCTTGGGACAGCACGCTTTATTACTGGCAATTTAAACCGTATAGATAAACAAAATATTACGCTTAAAACTCCTACAGCCAATATAGCAATAAGAGGCACAGACTTTACAGCTACAGTAGATGAGCTAGGTCGTAGCCTTATAATACTATTACCTGATGCTTTAGGTTTATCTAGTGGCGAGATACTGGTAACTACAGCTATGGGTACTGTCACTCTTAATAAACCATATCAAGCTACAACTGTTAGCGTTTTTGAGTCATCTCCAAGCAAACCTGTAATTCTTGATCTTAGCCTAGATATTATTGATAACATGTTAATTGTTACGCCTCCCAAAGAAGAGAAGATAACCTACGAAGAAGATGTATCTGCTAAACAAGAAAGTATATTAGATTTTAATGAGCTTGATGTTGATTACTTAGATGTAGATTATCTAGGTGAAGATGACCTAGAGTTTACAGAGCTTGATATTAACTTTTTAGATGTAAATTATCTTGAAGATCTGCTTAATGTATTAGATGCACTGGCTATAGCAGAAGAAGAGGATGCACTAGCTCAAGCAACTAGCACTCAAGTTAGTGGTACTTTACTGGGTAAGGATCCTGATACTCAAATAACTACAATTATTACAGGTAATGTTATTAGTCTACGCAGACAGGTAAACGAGTCTGTGCAATTAGACTTAGATGGTAGTACATCTTATACTGTTATCTTCATACAAGATGGCATATCAAATGTTATCAAGGTAAATGGAGGGAGTGACAGCGTTATTACTATCACTCAAAGTGATTAATGAAGAGACTATTATTACCTATACTTATAATACTATCACTACCATTAATATTTCAAAGCACCCCTACAGAAATACTTAAGTTAAAAATATTTGATACATTTGTAACAACGCCAGAACCTTCTGGTAATTTTGTAATACTTAATATAACTGAAAAAGATGTAGCTAACGAAGGCGGATGGCCCTTGCCGAGAAGAACCTTAGCTCAAATGCAAGTTGATCTTATCAATCAAGGAGCTATTGGAGTTGGTTGGGTAATAAGTTTTCCTCAAGCTGACAGGATGGGTGGTGATGAAACTTTTGCTCAAACACTTGGATATGCACCATCTGTACTGGCTATGTTTGAAACTCCTAACGGTAAATATCCAAAAACTACTGGAACAGTTATTAAGGGAGACAATCCTGGAGGAATGTTAAGTCAAGGCGTAGTAGAAAATATTAAAATCTTGCAAGACAAATCATCTCAAGGAATTGCAACAGCACCCACCGATATAGATAACTTAGTCAGAAGAATACCATTATTATTAAAAACGCCAGATGGGTATGTCCCTGCTTTTGGTACAGAAGTGTTAAAAGCACTAACAGGAGCAAGAACTTACATTATTACTACAAATGATAATGGTATCCAAGAAATATCAGTTAGAGGAATACCACCAGTTAAAACAGACAGTCTTGGTCGCAAATGGATTAGTTGGGTTAAAACACCAGAAACAACTTTGGAAGAAATGAATGTTGCAGGTAAGTTTGTATTTGTTGGAGTAACTGCTAATGGAATTATGCCTCAAGTTGCAACTCCGTCTGGATTATTAGAGCCACATAAAATTCAAGCAGCATTATCTGAGTCAATTCTTATAGAAAACTCTCCAATAATTCCAGATTTTGCTTTAGCTTTGGAAATTTTAATTTTTGGAATTTTTGTCACTCTGACGTGGCTTGCAATCAATTATCTTGGTATAACTAAGGGCGTAAGTATAGCTGTAATTTTACTGTTAACTACGGCCTTCTCAGGCGTTTTTAGCATTCAAAAGGGCTATTTAATAGATTTTTCCTGGACTTTCGTATCTCAATTCATAACTGCAGCTATTGCCTTCTATATAAACTTTAGAAAACAGTTTAAATTGCGTCAACAAATTAAAAAACAGTTTGAACATTACCTTGACCCAAGACAAGTCAAACAATTACAAAAGAATCCTGAACTATTAAAATTGGGTGGTGAAAAAAGATACGCTACATTTTTATTTACAGATGTTCGTGGATTTACTGCTTTGTCCGAAACATTAGAACCTGAACAAGTAACTTACATAATGAATCAAGCTCTTACTGCTCAGCAAAAAGCAGTTCAAAAACATGGTGGCATGGTAGATAAATATATTGGTGACGCAATGATGGCTATATTTAATGCACCACTAGACTTAGAAAACCATGAAACAAAAGCATTACATTGTGCTATGGATATACAAAAAAATATGATTGAACTAAATTATGTACTTGTCAATAAAGGAATAGAACCAGTTACAATAGGCATAGGTATTAATACTGGATATGCAGTTATAGGCAATATGGGTAGTGAAAATAGATTTGATTATACAGCTATAGGTGATGCAGTTAATGTGGCAGCAAGATTTGAGTCAGGAACAAAAAATGCAGGCGTAGATTTGCTTATTGGTAAAAGCACAGCAGATGCGATAGAATTTGATTTAATACCTTTAGACCCAATTGAAGCTAAAGGTAAAAGCGAAAAGTTACAGGTGTATACATGGAGTTTAGAACAATACTCAAATGGCTTATAAGTTTATTTCAAACACGCTACAAAATTACTGTATCTTTTAACAAAGAATATGGTGATTCGGATGATAAAACTTACATTTCTAAAAAAATTATAACAAAAAAAGAAAAACACCTTAAATTTAAAGATGAAGATAATAATATAATTGAATACAGAAGTGCTGGTGGTCTTAATTACATAATAGAGGATGCATAATGCAACAAGTATTTATAGGCATAATTTTATTTTTAGGTTTTACTACTTATTATTTATTTAATGAAAATAAAACATTAGCAGCTAATAACCTTGCACTAGAGGGTGCTATAGCAACACAAGAAGAAGCAATAAAATCTATACAAGCTGATTTTGAGTTACAAACACAACAAATGAATGACTTAACTATTAAATCACAAGCAGCACAAAGAGAATTAAACAGATATACACAATTTATACAGAACTATGAACTAGCAGCTAAAATATTAGCTGACCCTATAGAAATGGAAAGGAAGATAAACAATGGAACAAAACATATCATGCAAGACATTGAGAAAATCAGCAGTACAGTTGATGACCTTGATGATGGTTTGCAGTTGCAGCCTGATACCAACTAAACAAATAGAGGTATCATCAAAACCACTAGACAGAAAGATTGTACAACCTGTCATGCCTAGAGAAATTGATTTGCAAGAGCCTAGATGGATTGTGATAACTCCTGAAAACTGGGAAGACCAGTTAGCAATGATAGAAGAACAAGAGGGGGAGCTGGTTTTTCTTGCTATGACAATTCCTGATTACGAAGTTATGGCTTATAACATGCAGGAATTAAAGAGATATATAACAGAATTAAAAGATGTGGTTGTTTACTACAGAAAAGTAACAATTGACAAAAAAGAAGATTAATCTGTTAAAATTAATAAACCATTAATATCTAAGGAGGATTTTAAATGAGTATTTTAAAAATTATAATAATAATTAACGCTATAGTTACAATAGCTAGTTTAGTCGCAGCACTTACACCTACACCAAAAGATGATAACTTTTTTAAAAAGGTATATTCTGTTATTGATTTATTAGCAATAAATATAGGAAAAGCTAAGGATAAATAATGCCTAATGCGCCAGAATCATTTGTATACAATTGCAAACTAGATAGAGTTGTAGACGGAGACACGTTTGATTGTATTATTGATTTAGGCTTTAATGTTAAATTACATAAACAAAGAGTACGTTTGAGCGGGATTGATACCCCAGAATCACGTACTAGGGACTTAGCAGAAAAAAAACTAGGTCTTGCAGCAAAAGAAAGATTAAAAAAACTTTGTTGCGGTAAATTAAAAATAAAATCATTAGGAAAAGGTAAATATGGCAGGATACTTGGCATCCCTTATACAGAAGATGGTGAGGATATTTGCCAAATTCTTATTAAAGAAGGACACGCAGTTGAATACCATGGCGGTAAAAAATCAAAAATATGGGGAAATTACTAATATGAATATATCTCAAGAAGGTTTATCTTTAATTAAAAAATTTGAAGGTTGCGAGTTAGAGGCTTACAAGTGCGCAGCAGGAGTTTTGACAATAGGATATGGCTCAACTAAAGGCGTTAAAAAAGACGACAAAATTACTCAAGAAGAAGCAGATAAGTTACTTTTACATGAAATGGAAGAGTATGAAGGTTATATAAAAGATGCAGTAACTGTTGACTTAAATCAAAATCAATTTGATGCCTTGGTAAGCTGGGTGTTTAACTTAGGACCATCTAACTTAAAAGCTTCTACTATGCTTAAAGTATTAAACAATAAAGAATATGATGATGTTCCAGCCCAAATAAAACGTTGGAATAAAGCAAGCGGTAAGGTTTTGCAAGGACTTATTAGAAGACGAGAAGCAGAAGCCTTGTTATTTGAAGGCAAAGAATGGCATGAGGTGTAACTAATGCCACTTAGCAAGATTGTATTTAAACCAGGTATTAATAGAGAAGGAACTGAATACGATAATACAGGCGGTTGGTTTGACGTAAATCTTGTACGTTTTAGAAAAGGTAGACCAGAAAAGTTTGGCGGTTGGTCAAAAGATAGTTCTAATAGTTTTTTAGGTACTGCTAGAGCTTTACATGCCTGGAACTCTTTAGAAGGTACCAAGTATTTGGGAGTAGGAACTACCTGGAAATATTATATTAGAGAAGGAGACAGTTACTCAGATGTTACCCCCATACGAAAAACTACAACTGATGGTGTTACTTTTTCTGCTACTGATGGCAGCTCTACTATAACAGCAACAGATAATGGA